TCGTAGGAACTCGTTTAGTTCGTGCCATGAACGCTGCAGTACACCATCCTCAAAGTTAACACATGTCTGGCGGTAGTTTGCACGGGCTAGTAGCTTCAACCAATAACGAACAGTGTTAATGTCAACACCATTGGTTTTGTTAAGGTCAAATTCGACAAGGTTACAAAAACTCTTATTTCCGAGCAAAATTTCAGCGCAGGGGTTCAGCCCTTTAAACCAAGGAGCACGTTTCTGAGCTGCCACAGCGTTAATGAAGCCCGGCTCTGATCCACCAGCATCTTCCATTAGCTTGAAAATGTTGGTCAATTCTGAGCGTGTAGGCTTGTTCCAGAACATCAGTGAGTTGTTCGATTGCGCACGTTGCGGGTTATCAATCCAGTGATCCTTCTTCGCAACCGCGAACTCTTCCCACTCATTGGCACCATGAGGCATCAAAGCAATCTCAGCGGATCGACGTGATGATAGGCACGTACCTAGCCAGTTCATTACATCCAGAATATCGATGCGTGATAATAGCTGCCCAGCGCGTTTGTTTAATAACTCGCAGATAGCTTTGAACGCTACAGAAATTGTTTCGTCACCAGAGCTTATCCAGCCATAACCTGACAGGCGTTCACCTGCTGGACGGATTTGTCCGAAGTCAATAACCAAGCTACGTGCTTTGCCCTTGTAGGCTAGGATTTTACCGATTGATTTGGCCCATGCTTCTGCACTGTCGCCAACCTCAATGATGTGTACGTCACCTTGGGTGTACTCACGGTTATGATCGAAGCCCCGTGTTGTACGAGTTGATCGCTTGATTGTGATTTCCATAGGTTTGCTGAAACCATTTAGGGAACCGACAACTGGCTCAAAGCCAACACCACAGCCCTGTAGTAGCAACCAGAAACCATCGACAACATCGTTGACGCTTTCGACACGACCAAAGCTACAGTTAAACTGTGAAGCCTCGCGGCGTTTAGCTACATCAGTACCACCCAACCACAATGTACGTCCTGATGGACATGCAATGCGTTTCAGATACAGGTCCCGCAGGTCCTCTAGTTCCTTGAGCTGATCTGGGTTCAGGTTTGATCCCTTAGCACGTTCCCACAACCAGCGTTGGTGTTCAATTACACGGTTGACCGTTTGGTCCCAAGTCTCGAACACAGTACCCTCTTTGTTTAGAGGGCGGTTGTATGTTCGACGTGTTACGACTTGTGCTCTTACATCTGTTGTCATCGGTTATCCCCATCACCTTGTAGAACCCCGCGATCCATGCGTGACTCTAGTTTCTTACGATTACGATCTGCCACCTGTGAAAGTGGCGTGTTTAGTAGTCGAGCTGTCTCAGAGATGAACCAGAGAATATCCCCTAGTTCGTCAATGATTGCCTCTTTTGGTAGTTCCATGTCTTTGCGGTAATACTTGGCTACCTTGCCAGCAAACTCACCAGCCTCCGCACATAGGCCAGTGGCTAAGTATTCTAGGGCTTTTTCCTGCGGGTAGATCGCAGTCATCTTTGCGTGTTCTTGGTAAAGATTAAAAGTTAGTCGTGGTGCAATATGGTCAGGATTCATTACTGTGCCTTGTAGGTTCCCTCAGGTAGCGTTTGTGCTAGGTAGAGGCTCATAAATTGTCGGGGTGAAATGATGATAAGGTCATAGCCACCTTCATCCTCATTGAACTGGCGTATATACACAGTCTCACCATCTTGGATTAGTTGAACGTCCTCGTGGTTGCCCTCTTCATCCATGACGGTGACGACTGTTGCCATTTCCTCATTTTCGATTGTGATCATCAGAAAGACTTAGCCAGTTCTTTCCATGACACAGGAAACAAACGCTCCATGTGTTCATCAACCTGAATAGCCACTTCCCGTGTCTCTTGTTGGGTGTCTGGTTTCAGACGCAAGCTACACATCTTGGCTATGGCGTGAAGCGATCCAGACCAGAACCATTCAGTCATCATTGACTGTGGTAAAACCATACGGGCTTGTTCAGGGCAGACACCTTGGCTTAGTAGGTAGTCGTAATCTTCGAGTGCGTTGACTTTCATGTCCGACACAAAAAGTGGATTGATGTCGTTAACTACACCTTCACTGCCTTGCTTCTTATCGGCACTACGTCCACGCCATGTATCGGGTACATAAAACTCAGGTTCTTCATCGACGTAGCGGCGGCTGATTTCGTTCCAAGGCATGTACTCATGCTTAACAAGTTGACGTGCTACAAACACTGGAGCTTTTACGTGGAACGTAGCAAAGGCGTGGTTGAAGGGTGACTTGTGGTTCTCACGGGCAAGATAAGCAATCAGACGTGCATCACGTTCAGATAGTTTCTTATCAACAGGGAAACCCTCCCAATCGCTTTTCTTACCAAAGCTAACTCGTGCTGCGTTAACAACAGACAGGTCAGACCCCATGTGGTCTACATAGGTTACTTTAATCATTGCCATGCCTCTAAATCAGAAAAGCCTCCGATATGGAGGCCAGTTGTTGTAAAGATTTGTGGGACTGTCGTTAGCCCAGCTTTTGCAAGTAAGGGCTTCAACCATCGGTGATGTGACAAGTCATAGTAGACATAAGGTAACCCCCACGTCCTACACTGCTCCTCTGCCCTCTTGCAGTACGAACAGTTCTCCTGACCAATAATCACAAACTCTGTTACTACTCGTTCATCCATCACCGCGCATCTCCTGAATAAGACGATCCAAATACCAACGGGCTTTCTCTAGGTCCTGAACCCCACTGCCCTTGTAGCGGTAACGATGTAGATACTTTTTAGTTGCACCCTCTAGGTATCCCATGAACATCAACGGGTCCATGTTGTCCTTCATGTAGTCAATGCACTCAATTCCACCGTTTGTGTAATGGCTGGGTTGGTTAACTGCGTCTGTGGTGTCCAAAGTTTTACCTCATTCTTTTCTATATCAAATTCATTGGGGCGAAGGATGCGAGCCAATCGTGCCTGTGTGATTGCCTCTTCCTCAGTCAAACCTGCATTGCTAAAAGCTGTAACTACAGCACCCCAAGGATCGTCGGTGTCGAGTATCTTTCGTGCCTTAACAGGACCAACACTTGGGCAACCTTTGTAGTTGTCGGTGGTGTCACCTGTCAGTGTCTGCATCAGAAAGTTGTGATCAGCTTCTTCTTGAGTGACCTCGAAGAAACCTCGTTCTGGTGACCAGTGTTCACCTGCAATTGTAAGTAAGTCCTTGTCCTTTGAAACAATGACTGAGCCAGCGTTTACACTGTAAACTCCAATAGCATCATCAGCTTCAATTCCATTATGGACGATAGCGTCATAATTCTGCAGCAGGTACTTTTTGAGCCAACCAATGAGCATAGGCTTACGCTTGTTGCTGCGGTTTGCCTTGTAGTCCTTGTACAAATGCTTGCGATAGTTTCGGTTACCAGTAAGGAATATCTTACAATTTTTTACCTTCGTTGTATCCATAATGTAAGCGAGCTGGTCCTTGAAGTAACCTAAGGCTTCATCCTCGTAAGCATGAAGTGTCCATAGTCCATCACCCCAATTGATCTCTTTCTCTGCACCTGATGCGGCTTGGTAGACAAGGATGTCACCGTCCAGAAGGATCGTCTTGTTCTTCGTCATTCTCTAGTTCCTCGAACACAAAGTTGATGCCCTTATCAAAGGACTTGTATTGGATCACAGCTTCGATGAAGAACTTGAACGCCAAGCCAAGGCTGACGACTAAGAACGCACAGACTGTGATTAAGTGAAGTACAAATGTGATTTCCATTACTTCAGAGCATCCCGTGTTAGTTTGAGAATGTGATACCAGACGTGACCCTCGCCCAGCTTTGCTAGTCGCTCAATTTCTGTGAGGGCTTCTTTATATTTCTCGCACTTGTTACAGGTTTTACTTGGTGCTGGTTTTGCCATTACACGCCCTCTCTATTGAATGATTTGATCCACATGGCGCAGATGTCAGAACGAACAATGTCATCCTCGGTAAACTCAATTACAGGGATAGGCATTGCGTACTTCTTTGCCATGTGAATGATTTTAGACAGCCCACTGTGTTCCTTGAGATCACACTGAGCAATGTCGCCGTTGATAATTACAGTAGTGTCCTCACCAATACGGGTCAGGAACATCTTGATCTCTGCAACTGTCGTGTTTTGTGCTTCGTCAAGAACCACGAAAGAGTTGTTGAAGGATCGTCCTCGCATAACTTCCAGAGGCACGATCTCAATGTCACCGTTCTTTCGGGCTATCTCAAAAGCGTTAGCACCCATATGCAGCTTTAGAACCTCGGTGAAGGGTGCTACCCAAGGCTCCAGCTTTTCTTCCATAGTACCCTTAAAGAAACCTAAAGACTTACCTGCACTGACATTGGGCCGTGTCAGGATAATCTTATCAATCTCTTTGCGCCGTATGAGATCAGCAGCAATTGAAGCAGCAATGTATGTTTTGCCTGTACCAGCACACCCTACTGAGATTACTTGTGGGTGATACTTAATGGCCTGTATGTATTCTGCTTGTCTGTCTGTCTTGGCTACGAGTTCGATGCGGTTTGTTGTTCGCTTGGTTGCGAATTTCTCTTTTTGTTGTCTGCGTCTACTCACGATGTTTTTTCCAAGAAAAGGTACGTGTCGCCACATCAAAGTCTAAGATTTGAACGCCCATCTGTTTCTGCAAAGGGGAACGCACAGAGGAGACATTGTAGTCTCGCTCAGACCTTATTGTTTTAACATCTATTAGGATTGTTTCCCCCTCAGGGGTGATTGCTAAAAGGTCCACTGGACCAGTACAGCAAGTGTTGCGAAACACCATAAAGCCTTGGTCCAGTAAGTATGTGATTGCATAGTATTCCGATATGTCTCCTAAAACATTTGGATCAGTGCGTTTCTGCCCAATTAGCTCCGACGTTGTATTCTCCGTCGAGTGCAATTCGGAAGTTGTAATACTGTCCAGAAAGTCTAATTGCTTCGATGCAGAGCTTTCCAAGTTCATCTGCTAGTTCCTCACGAACAAGAACCTGTAGTTCATCGTGGACATACGCGGCTTGCATATAGTCGCGGCCCTCAATGTACCCATGTTCTTTTAGAAGTTTGTGAAACGTGACTACCCACCTCTTGCATATGATCGCACCGCAACTCTGCAAAAGAGTATTGAGTGCAGCATGGCTGTGTCTGATTGGGACCAGCCTACCGTCTATGCCTTTGAGGTAACCTTGTTTCGCTTTTGCCTGTACTGCCTCACGTAACTTGGCGATTGCTGGGGTAGCCTTGAAGAACTTACG